TTGGTTGAATTACTGTGTCTAATGACTCAATCATGTGAATCTCCTGTGAATATTTCACATTTTTTAAAAGAATGTTTATGAGTACCTCAGGTGTACGTTGCTCGAGGCGTACACCATCTCCTTCCTTTCACCCCTGCGGTTGGCTTTGCTACCGACACACTCGGCATCCAACCCTCCTCATAACCATTGTTGTGTGTTTATACCAAACACTCCACAACCTTCTGCTTTGTGTTTGGCACTAAAAAAGGGCAGTGGCCGTTGGATTGCCACTACCCTCCTTCCATCCTAGGGGAACGGTTACTAGAATGGAATATCGTCATCCACAGTTGATGGTGAGCCAGTCTGAGGCGCACCTTCTGTTGATGTTCCCTTGCTGGCTAGGCGAAACGTAGAGCCTGCACCAGCTAGCTTGACCTTGAATGAACGATGCTTCTGACCATCTTTTTCGTACTCCTCGATGATGGGGAAGCCTTGTACAAATACGGTAGTGCCTTTGGCGGCATACTTCTCAATGACGTTAGACACTAGGCCTTTGCCATTGCTACCGTCCCAAGCTTCGACACGATACCAGTGTGTCTTCTCTACCTTCTCACCAGACTTGGTGGTGTAGCCCTCGTTGACGGCTACTGAGAAGTTAGCGACCTTAGTACCGTTTACGTCACGGACTTCTGGTTCACTGCCGATGTTACCTGAGATTGTGATTTGTGCGAAGTTCATGTCTATTTCTCCTTGCGTTGACATGGTTAAGGGTGGGGGCAGCACGTCTATTCCCCCTGTCACTGGATTTCGACTATCGTACGCTAGTACCAGTGTCAATTCTAATTACTATTTGGCTTTTCTTCTTTGCATAGCCTGTTTAATGGTTGAAGGTTTGACAGATGTTGCAACACCTCTACGTTGTTCTGTTGCATACTTCCAAAAGTAATGAAGCCTTTCTTTGTTAGCATCCAACATTGCTTTAAACTGTTGTACTGTCATTTGCTTGTCTCCACCCACTCATAACCAAATTTTTTCCACTTTGGCTTCTTATAGCCAGCTATCCTTTTGATAGAAAAAAGTGTAATTGAAATAATACACCCCCTATGACCGCCGCCATCATGCCAGCAAATGTGCCAGCAAACATAACAACGAGCAGTATAGTTGAGGCGATGTCAATCGGGATGTCAAGCCATAGGACTTTCTTGAAGTCAAACTTGGCTAATAAAAACAGAATAGCTAGTGCTGAAAAGACACCAGCAACAATATAGAATATCATTTTGTCCTCCTTTGCAGACTGAGGCGTTTCAAGGCGGTGGTTGTTGCACAAAAAAAGTGAGAGACTAGAGCGTGATGCTCCAGCCTCCCGATGTTTGGCGTAGGGCTACTGAACCCTACGACCATATTTCTCTGTGTAAGCTTGACGTTGCTTGGGTGACCATGACATGTAGACATCCATGGTGACTTTCTTGCGGAAGTGCGACCACTTCTTGGTCTTGCGTTCTGTCTCAAGCTGAGCCTTGGACTTGTAAGCATCCATCGTGTATCCGGTGCGCCTCTCTATCTCAGGACGTACCATGGTCTTTAGAACAAAGTGCATATTGCGTATGTATGCGTACTGGTCACGAAGCTTATCTAGCTTGTTGTCAATGTCCTTCTGTACCTCGACAGTAATCTCTGGGTCATTGACTACATGGTCTTCGTCAATGTTCTTGATACGGTTGGCATAGGAATTAAGTGACTCAAGTTCGTACTCAAGGTTGCGAATGCGAGAGTCTATGAGCTTGCAACAAAGTGTCAAGTCATTGCCATCACCGTGGAACATGATAGCGGCTGTCTCAAGCTGTGCATAGTGCATCTGCCACGCCTCATCGTATGAGTGCTTGGACTGCTCTGAGAATGTGTCGTGCTGTAGACGCTTGGCAATGTTGTCAAGGTACTCAGTGGTGACGTCCTCAAGGCGAGGTAGGTCAACTGGCTCGTTGTCCCAGCCAGATTTCTTAATGTCAAAGTTGCGTTGTGCTTCTACGAAGTCACTTGCTGTTAGGTCAATATCAAAAGGCATTTGTGATTCTCCTTACGCTAAGTGTGGTAGTTCTGGTTGGCCAAAGTATTGCTCACCATGCATTGTGTAGTATGCATTGTAAGCTTCGTTTATCTTGTTGTTATAAAGGTCATCAAGTCTTTCTAGTAAAATTCCATGTCTACCAGCATTTGACTCTGTAGATAACTCTTTCATCAAGCGACTATATTCTTTCCACAAGAACTGAATCTGTTCTGCTTCTAAGTTTCTAGTCATATCAAAATGTTCTCTAACCATGTGTGATTCTCCTTGACGTTATGGGGTAGATGCTAATCACCTACCCCGATTTGGCTTATTGGATTGTTATGTCAATGACTGATGCAAGATACATTGCACGTTCTGTGTCACCATCAGCTAATGCTTGGTCAAGCTCTGATGTAACTTGATTCTCGTAGTCTTGGTCAATGTTGCCAAGACGCTGTTCTTCTTGCTGTTCTGTTAGTTGTGTTTTGTAGTAACCCATGATGTTCTCCTTGACGTTAGTTAGGTTATGAACGCACATACATGATTGTTTCTGCGAATACCTATCCACAGATACAATGAAAGGTGACAGTCAAGGGTTGTTGGGCTGACTGATCAAGGAAGCCCCGTAAGTCAAAATGGATTTACCAAACAGCCCTTTTCGACCTTCTATCAAAAGACAAACTGTCGGAAAGGGCTGTCATGCCGAGTGTAAACTCGGCTCAATCAAATAGTAAATTCGGATTTTGAAACGCCCTTGACTTTTACCGTTTCCCTCAGGAATTCATTGTATAAACTTTTGCAAGGGAGTGAGGAGACAGTGTCCCAAAGACACTGACCGACGATTGACCGCCAGCAAATCTCGCAGAAAAAATCATGTGTGTGTGTTCTCAACTCAAGGAATCAGACTGTTACAACAACGTGCTAAATAAAAGCATGTCACTCGGAAGAGTGACTTAATTAAATAAGTAACAGACCTGATGACGGACATCTGATGACTCGCAAGCCACGTCTTGCCATGACCGCTTAGGGAATTAAGCATGTGCAACTCACTGTGAGTACCCCTCGATGGGGTGCGACACAGTTGATTTCGACACAACGCTAAACGTATAACTGTCGAAATCCACCTATAAAAGATAGATAAGACAGTAAGATGCAAGAAGTGAGTTGACAGGCATATCTGAAGTGTACCTATAATACGTCCGTAGCTAATCGGGTCTTGGAAATGACAACAGCAGATAAACAACAACAAGAGAAGTATAAAGGCTCTATCGTCCCAATGGATGAGATAGAGAAACATGCTCCAGTAGCTCAAGCGGGTAACGAGAAACTAACTGAACCGCAAGCTGATTTGGTGCATATGATATTGCATAACGGTTGCAACCCAAGTGAAGCCGCTAAAGCATTGGGTAGAAACAAAGCTTGGGCTTACACAACCCTGAAAAAACAACATGTTATCGAGTATAGACAACAGTTGGCTATGATGACTTTGGGATGGGACGCAACACAAGCGATGGCAACGATGAGAGAACTGTTGAACAGTAAGTCACAGTATGTAAGGCTTGAAGCCGCTAGAGACTTGATGGATAGAGCAGGGATAAGACAGGACGTAGTGAAGACTCCGTCTACTGCTGTACAAATCAATTTCAATGTAGACTAGATGGGACCCATGCTAGTATATGGCTTACTACAGAAGACGCTTTGGAAAACCGGACGTAATCCATATAAAGGTCAACTACACACACGATAGACTTCATCTAGTTATTAAGCCAAAAATATTTTTTATGTGAAAAGGCTGATTGTGAATTTAGATTATAAACCCCCAGGTCCAGTAGCCAAGTCCTTTATGAAGAGTGAGTCTTTTGTACGGGGTATTAGAGGACCTGTTGGTTCTGGCAAATCCGTGACTTGTTGCATGGAGATAATGCGGAAAGCTGTCAGCCAAGCCCCTAATTCTGCTGGGGTACGCAGAACACGGTGGGCAGTTATTCGTAATACCAATCCTCAGTTAAAAACTACGACTATTAAGACGTGGCGGGATTGGTTCGGTGATGAAGTTGGCAAGTTTGTGTGGAGTCCTCCCTACACTCATCTTGTCAACTTCTCA